TTGACCCTGTTTGCAGACGATGCAGACAACCTACGGATTAACCTACAGGAGGCAACAGACTAATGACAAACTTCCAGAACATTGTGTCTCACCTAAAAGGTAGCGAATGGATCAGACCTAAGCAAAGGTCTTGGGCAGTCTTTATCAACAGACCTGATAAGAAGAAAGGTAAGAAAAGACACGACTATCTAGGTAAGCTGAGCCTCAGCCATTACATCTTAAACGATGCAGACAAACCCTTAGACAAGGTGGCAGAAGAGTTCTACGAAAATAACTACAGGGCAGGCAGGCAATTCAGCTTTGAAGTTATCGACAAGGAATGCCATTGGATGTTACACTACCCCAACGTCAACAGGATCGTAACAGGTGTAATCCGAAAAGGTCTAGCAACAGGCAGAGGAGTTAAGTCCAATGGGTAAATCAGTAGAAACCCTAGCATATCTAGTCCAAAAGAAAGGTGGAGACATGTCCATAACAAGAGGTAAGGAAGGTGTGACTTGGGCAATTGCAGTCACATATCCTAAGCAAGGTGGGTACACATGGTGGACCGAGGGTCTGCCGGGGGATACCTTAGACAAGTTAGCTAACAGGGTCAACGGGAGGTTCAACCGATGAACCAACCCAGAAGAGCTAGGTTTGTATTAGTCCAAGGGTTAGACAAGGATGTAGTCTACAAGTTCCAATCTAAGGGGCATAGGGACAAGTGGATAGCTGAGAACTTGTGGGCTATCGAAGGTTCATACCAACTACTGACAGCAACGCAGGTAGACAGAACCTTAGCCATGAACGAAGACACAATCTACAGACCCCTACAGGAGAACCCCAATGACTGAACTCTACGCTAAGTACCTTCACGAAGCTACACAAGGTATACAGATACACCTAATGCACAAGCATTCTAAGGTGCCAACCAAAGGATCATCTCAGGCTGGTGGCTATGACCTGTACGCTAGTCAGTCCCTAGTGTTGTTCCCTAGCGAAACAGGCGTAGTAGGCTGCGGGTTCCGAATGCGAATGCCAGAAGACATGTGCGCTATGGTCTGTAGTAGATCAGGCTTAGCAGCTAACAAAGGTATCTTCGTAAGCAATGCCCCCGGTATCTTAGATGCTGACTACAGGGGAGAGATTAAAGTTATCCTGCACAACCTAAGTCGCTCACCTTTTAGTGTCAAACCTGGGGACAGGATAGCTCAGATGGTATTCCACAAAGTAGAAAGGACTAGCCTAAACATTGTAGATACCTTCGTATCTGATGACACAGATAGAGGCACAGGAGGCTTAGGTTCTACAGGAGGTACATCCTAATGCCCAAAGAATACAACAGTCTCAAGGAGGTAGAGGAAGACCTTCAGAGTTGGTTTAACTACAGGGGCCACCTCACACAGAACAAGAAGGAGTTCGAACTTAAGTACTGGGAGTGGGCTATGCAGGAAAGCACAGCTAAGATTACCTACCTTCATGCAACTAGGAACCAATGGATAGATGCAGGTCAGTTATGAATACTGATCTACTATCTACAGTTGCATTCCTAGCCTGTCTAATTAGATTTGATTTGATCATTGTGGTTATCCACAGATTTATTTCACTTCTAACCCTTGACAGGGATTGACCAAGACCCATTCTCTTAACCATACTAAGGATATCCTAAGTAATATAACTACTATATAACATATGATAGTTATATACTAAGGATATCCTAAGGAAGGAACCTAAATGCCTCAGCTAATTCACAAGCCATGTCCTTACCCAGGTTGTGGGTCAAGTGATGCCTTCAGCTTTCATACAGACATGGGTGTTGGTAATTGTCACTCCTGTGGTAATGGATACCCAAAGAAAGGGATTGAATATGAGGATCACTTCCTTGTAGAATACCCTACGAAATACAAAACGAAGGATACTCAAAGCATCTTTCGTCAACAACATCCAACTGAAGGAACTGACTACATGCAGCAACAAGCAAACGTCTTCAGCATCAATACCACTAAGGCTTACAAGGCTGACAGAGGTATCACTGAGGCTACCATGAAGGCTTACGAGGTGGAGACCTCAGTTAATTCTGAAGGTGTCAGTGTCGAACAGTTCTACCCTTACCCCGGTGGAGGTAGGAAGATTAGGACACTACCTAAATCCTTTAAGGCTGACAGAGGTTTCAAGGCAGACGAACTATTCGGGATGGATAAGTTCAACGCAGGATCAGCTAAGGCTTGCACGATAACTGAAGGGGAGGTTGATGCTATGTCAGCCTTCCAGATGCTAGGTTCTAAGTACCCAGTTGTGTCACTTCCTTCAGCTAACCCAAGTCGTAGGTTGTTTGAGAAGTGTAAGGATTGGTTGGCATCCTTCGAGAAAATCTATGTGTCTTTCGACAGTGACGGTAAGAGTGATGCAGTAGCAGCTAAGCTGTGTGCCTTATTCCCTAACCGTATCTATCGTGTGTCACATGACAAGTACAAGGACGCCAATGAGTTCTTACAGGACGGTGCTGAGTACGACTACAGGAACGCTTGGTGGAACGCCAACAAGTACACACCTGAGAACGTATTCAATACCACCGACCAGTTCCTAAGTATCTACAACGAAGGGGAAGACAGTAAGTACCTGCCTACAGGCATTGAGGCTTTGGATCAGACCATCTTGGGGCTAATGCAGGGTCACTTCACTATCTTCCAAGCACCTGAGGGCATAGGTAAGACGGAGTTCATGCGGTTCTTAGAGTACAACATCCTACTGAACCACCCAGATGTACCTATCGCTATCTGGCACAACGAAGAGAGCAAGCGTCGGTCCCTACTAGGCTTAGTATCCTATGACTTAGGTTTGAACCTAACTAGGAAGGACTTAGTTGAGGCTCACGCTATGGACAAGGAGGTAGAGGGCAGCATTAGGTCGTTGACTAAGAACGGTATGCTATACCAGTTCACTATGGGTGTAGACGATGACCCTATGGAGCTGCTGGACAGGATTAGGTTCTTCGCTACAGCCTGCGAATGTAAGTACATCTTCTTCGAACCTATCCAAGACTTAGGTTATTCCAAGCACGGTGATGGTACGCTTGAGCAGTTCCTGTCTGAGCTATCAACTAAGTTAGCTAGGCTGGCTACCGAACTGAACGTAGGGATCGTAACGATTGCCCACGAGAATGACGAAGGTCAGATTAGAGACTGTCGTATGATCGGTAAGAGGGCTTCAGTGGTTGTCAAACTATCTAGGGATAAGTTCGCTGAGTCAGACACTGAGCGCAACACAACCACCTTGACTGTCATTAAGAACCGTCCGGCAGGCACTACAGGTTTCGGAGGTCAGTTGCTATTCGATCCAGATAGCTTTACCTTGTCTGAGACATACCCTTCATCCTTTGAGGCTTAAGAATATGACTAAGGTCGTAGCTATGGACATAGAGACAGACGACCTAAACGCTACCTGTATCTGGTGCATCTGCACTGAGGACGTTAGCACAGGTGAGCAGGATCAATTCACCTACGTTGACAAGTCAGAAGCTGAGAAGCAAAGGTTCACCGACTACTGTGCAACTGTGGATCGTTTCGTATTCCACAACGGCATTCAGTTCGATGTACCTGTAGTCAACAAACTGCTTGGTCCTGTCATACCTGAGGATAAAGTGCTAGACACTCTGGTAGTCAGTAGGTTCTTGAACTACGAGAACGAACCAGTCAAAGGCGTCAAAGGTAGGCATAGCTTAGAGTACTGGGGTAGGCGGTTAGGCTTACACAAAGGCAACTTCAAAGACTTCTCAGACCTAAGCCACGAGATGCTAGACTACTGTAGGAATGACGTAGACATAACCGTTAGGCTCTACAAGAAGTTCCTGCCTGAGTTGAATGCTCCAGGTTTAGGTACAGAACACAGTATCCAAAGGCTGTGTCAGAAGATGCACGAGAATGGTTTCGACTTCAACAAGGAAGAAGCTATGGTGTGTCTGTCTGAAGTTCAATCTCGTATGGCTAACCTTGAGGCTAGGTTTCAAGTAGACTTCCCACCTAAACTTGAGGTAGTCAACGAACTAAAAGATAGGAGAAAGAAAGATGGTACGTCTGTCGCTTCTGTGCTTAAGGCTAGAGGTAGCTATCCTAAAACTGAGGTTAAGGATGAGAAACTTCTTTGTTACGATTGGGTCAAGTTTAATCCGGGTAGTCCGAAAGACAGAATAGAACGTCTTTGGGAAGCTGGTTGGGAACCTACTGACAAAACCAAAGGACACATTCTGTACCTTAGGGATGGACAAGACATACCTGAGAAGGGGGAAAGGTTCAGAAGGTACGGTTGGATGTGTAACGAAACCAACTTAGCTACACTACCTAGTACCGCTCCTGAGGGGGCTAAGGGGCTTGCTGAGTGGCTTACTCTGGAAGGACGTAGGTCTTCCTTAGAAGAGTGGATAGGCTGCGAGGCTAGAACTAATGACGGCAGGATACACGGAAGGTTTCAGCACATAGGTGCATGGACTGGACGTATGGCTCACTCAGCCCCCAACCAAGCCAACATCCCGGCTATGTTCCATGGGGAACCTAAGTCAGTTGTTGACCAAGTGAAGGACACATACGATGGCAGACTACGATCCCTTTTTAGGGTGCCTAGTGATTGTTATCTTGTTGGTACTGATGCTGAGGGCATCCAACTCAGGGTTCTTGCTCATCTAATGAACTCAGAGGAGTATGTTGAGGCTATCGTATCAGGTAAGAAGGAGGACGAAACTGACATCCACAACGTAAACCGCAAAGCCTTAGGTATGAGCCACATAACTAGAGACATGGCTAAGACCTTCATCTATGCGTTCCTCCTTGGGGCAGGCGTAGGTAAGATAGCTGAGATACTTAAGGTCAATACCAGAGAAGCTAGCCAAGCAGTAGAGAACTTCACTCAGTCTATCTCAGGCTTAGCTGAACTTAAGAATGAACTTGTCCCCATGGCGGCAGCCAAAGGATACTTCATTGGACTAGACGGAAGGAAAGTTAAGACACCATCTCAGCATAAGACCCTAGCTGGTATGCTACAGAATGGTGAGGCAGTTGTGATGAAACACTCAGCACTGCTTTGGACTAAGCAGCTAGATGACAGAGGCATAGACTACAAGCTAGTGACATGGCCTCACGATGAATGGCAAACGGAGGTAAGAGGTGACAAACAAACAGCCGAAACAGTTGGACTTGTTCAAAGACTTTCGATTGAAACAACAGGAGATAAACTCAAAGTCTTCTGTCCGCTCGCAGGAAGCAGTGACATCGGAAGAAACTGGGGAGAAACTCACTGAACCACTTGACACAGACAAACAAACATGATAAGACTTCCAACCCTAACTAAAACCCACAAAAGGAGACCCTACAAATGGGTAAGATTAACAACCCTGGTATCATTGAAGCTGAAATCTCATGGGCCAAACTCTTTGAGTTCAATAAGGACACTAAGTACAAACCTGAGGGTGAGTACTCCTGTGTAGCTACGTTCTCAGAGGAGCAGAAGCAGAAGCTGTTGGACACTAAGGTTCCACCTAGTAGGATTAAAGACTTGGGCAATGGGTCTTATGAGATTAAGTTCAAACGACCACACACTAAGGTTAACTGGGAAGGGTGGGTTCCTCAACCTCTTGTATTCGACCACAAGGCTGCTGAGATCAGAATGAAAGCTGAGGAAAGCGAAAACATTGGTCAGTACATTAAGCCTTGGAACCCTAAGGACGATGGTCTAATCGGTAATGGTACTAAGGCTAAGATTAAGTACCATGTGTATAAGGGGGACAACTCCTTGTACGAGAGCATCACACTGGAAGCTGTAGGTGTGTTGGACCTAGTGTCTTACAACGCTGAAGGTGGTTCTAGTTCAGGCATTAGTTTCTAGGGTGCCTAACCTGTGTAGGAGGTAACTAAAACTAGGCTCAAGCCTACACCTTGGGTCTACCTTATAACAGAGAGATAGTTAGATGACAGACTATGTAAAACTGCTAACTGAATTTGAAGATTGTTGGAACGTAATATCTGAACTAGAAGACCTAAGTGAATTGGCTGATGGTTTGGGTGAGACTTTTTCAGCAGCTAAACTAGACAAGATCATTAAAGACTATGACGTTTCCTTTGATCTTCTCTTCCGAAAGTTAGAGGAACACTTCTCAGCTTTAGATGACGGACCTCTTCTAGAAACATACAGTGATGAGGAGGCCAGTTATGACTCAGAAGGAAATAACAACTTTAGTCGGTGACATCTACTCAGTTGTAAAAGGCAAAGGTGGTTGGCATAGCTACATCGCCAGTATGCTAGGCAAAGAGATAGCTGATCTTTCTAATTCTAGGTTCTCTAAACCTGAGGCTTACCGCTCTAGGTTGTCTATGTCAGGTATTGGCGCACCATGTAAGAGGAAACTTTGGTACAAGATTAACGAACCAAGGGAAGCCACCGGCAATAAAGGTAGTGACCTACTTAAGTTCTTCTTTGGTGACATAATTGAATCTCTAATCCTTAACTTAGCTAAGGCTGCTGGACACACTGTAACAGGTGAGCAAAGCAAGATGGAGCTTCATGGGATTAGGGGACATAGGGATGCTGTCATTGATGGTATGACTATCGACGTTAAGTCAGCTTCTCCTTTTTCCTTTCAGAAGTTTAAGAAGGGACATCTAAGAGAGCAAGATAGCTTTGGTTACATCTCTCAGCTTTCTTCCTATGTAGCCGCAGCTAAGGATGACCCAGAAGTTACAGACAAAACTAAGGGTGCCTTCCTAGTTGTTGATAAGGTCTCAGGTGAAATCCTGTTAGACATACATGACTTCAGTAAGGACATTGAGAACAAGCCTAAGGAGATTGAGGACATCAAAGCTATGGTGGCTGATCCATCCCCTCCAGGTCGCCTTGATCCTGTGCCTCAGTACAAAGACAGTGCTAACCTGAAGCTGTGTTCTACCTGTAACTACTGTGAGTTCAAGAAGGTGTGCTGGCCTGAGCTTAGGTCATTTGTTTACTCCTCAGGTCTTCAGCATCTGGTCAAAGTAGAACAAGAGCCTAGAGTTCCTGAGTATCTTCCTAATGACCTACAATTTTAGACCTAAGAGAAGACGTAAATCTACCAACAAGAAAAGTCTAGGTAAGTTTAGGTCAGGTCTTGAGGCTGACAATGCGTCCTTCCTGAGTAACAAGAAGATCGACTACCAGTATGAGTCAGTGAGGATAGAGTGGGTTATCTCACATAAGTATCTTCCTGACTTCATACTTCCTAACGGTATCGTAATTGAAACCAAAGGCAGGTTTGTGTCAGCAGACAGGAGGAAGCATCTTCAGATTAAGAAGCAGCACCCTGAGATAGACATTAGATTCGTCTTCAGCAACAGCAAGGCTAAGCTATACAAGGGTAGTAAGTCTACCTACGCTGATTGGTGTATCAAGAACGACTTTAAGTTCGATGACAAACTCATACCTACAGCTTGGCTAAAGGAAGAAACTAATGAAGCATCTCTTAATTCACTGGGTTGTAGACGGCCCATATGTAAATCCTGACAAAGAAGAAGGTGGGTATATAAACCTCTGTAGAATTGAGGATTCATCTACCAGAATTGCAGATGTTGAGGTTCACTACGAAACGTATTATGATGCACTCGAACCTGTCACATACTTTACAAAGCACATTGAACCTTTGGACCTTATTTGTTTGGACCCTGACGACCTTATGAAAACTATTGAGGACGAAGAGGATGAGACATGACATAGCTGAGCTTGCTAGAGTACTTAGTTTAAGCTACAGTTTAGAGGACATAACAGAGATATCTGACATCGAAGAAGAAGCAATCGTTAGGCTCCTAATCTTTGAAGGGTTGATCGACTTGGAGGATTACTTCAGCGACAACGATTACCTAAACGAAGAGGAGGATAGCTGAATGGCTCATGCTAACCCTGAGGATGAAAAGGCCTACAACAAAGCCTACAGAGAAAAGAACAAGGAGAAGATTAAAGCCTACAAAAAAACCTGGAACAAAGCCTACCATGAAAAGAACAAGGAGAAGCTTAGAGCCAAGAACAAAGCCTACAGAGAAAAGAATAGGGAGGAGCTTAACGTCAAGAAAAAAGCCTGGTCCAAAGCCTACTATGAAAAGAACAAGGAGAAGATTAACGCCAGGAACAAAGCCTACAGAGAAAAGAATAGGGAGGAGCTTAACGTCAAGAAAAAAGCCTACAGAGAAAAGAATAGGGATAAGATCAGAGCCAAAGACTTAGAAAGAAATTTTGGCATAGGGTTACATGAGTACAACCTTATGTTTACTGAGCAAAAGGGTAAGTGTGCTTGCTGCGGCATTCACCAAAATAAGTTAACTGTGAGATTAGCTGTTGACCACGATCACGATACTGGGCTAATAAGGGGCTTGCTTTGTCATATATGCAATACGGGTATCGGAAAATTAGGTGACAACATTGAAGGTCTTATGAAGGCTTTAAACTATCTTGAGAAACATGAACTAACAAAGGAAAGAAAAACAAATGAGCATGTCGTACAAGTCAAACCTAAACCCAATGTTCAGGTCAAAGTTCAGCGAGGACATCTTCAATCACAAGTACCGGCATGAAGGCTGTGAGACTTGGGAAGCCCTAGCTAAGACCCTAGTGGATGACGTATGTGGTGACCTAATGACTAGGGATGAATGCACTGACCTAGCTAAGGCTATCACTGACATGAAGTTCATCCCCGGTGGTAGGTATCTGTACTACGCAGGAAGACAGAATAAGTTCTTCAATAACTGTTACCTACTTAAGGCAGAAGAAGACAGCAGACAAGACTGGGCTAACCTAAGCTGGAAGGCTGAGTCATGTCTTATGACAGGTGGTGGTATTGGTGTAGACTACAGTGTGTACCGACATGAAGGCGCACCCATCCAGCGTACAGGGGGACAGGCTTCTGGTCCTATCCCTAAGATGCAGATGATTAACGAGATTGGTCGTAGGGTCATGCAAGGTGGTAGCCGCAGGTCAGCTATCTATGCGTCCCTCAACTGGAAACACCAAGACGTAGGGAAATTCCTAAGCTCTAAAGACTGGGCTAGTATGCCAGTAGGTAGCACAGGTAAGTCTCTTTGGGATATTAAGCAGGATGACTTCAACTTCCCTGCACCTATGGACATGACCAACATTAGTGTCAACTACGATACTGAGTGGCTGCTGAACTACTACGAAACAGGTCAAGTAGGTAAGGTCTTTGAGGAGAACGTACTACAGGCAATGAAGACTGCTGAGCCTGGGTTTAGCTTCAATTTCTTTGACAAGGAAAACGAAACCCTACGGAACGCCTGCACTGAGGTTACCTCAGAAGACGACAGTGATGTATGCAACTTAGGTTCACTTAACTTTGGTAGGATCGAAAGCCTATCTGAGTTGTCTGACCTAGTTGAACTATCCACTAAGTTCCTCATTTGCGGTACACTCAAAGCCCACCTACCATATGAGAAGGTACATGAAACACGAGAAAAAAACAGACGACTGGGCCTTGGTTTTATGGGAGTACACGAATGGCTCATCAAGAGAAACTACAAGTATGAGGTTACTCAAGAGCTTCATTCGTGGTTGTCAGTATACAAGGGAGTCAGTGACAAAGTATCTAAGGCATTTGCTGAGGAGCTATCTGTATCTACTCCCGTGGCTAACAGGGCTATTGCTCCAACTGGTAGTATTGGTATTCTTGCTGGTACATCTACCGGAGTAGAACCTATCTTTGCTGTAGCCTACAAGCGTAGATACCTCAAAGGAACTAACCGTTGGGTCTATCAATACGTTGTTGACTCAGCAGCACAGGAACTCATTGACCTGTACGGAGCTAAGCCTGAGAGTGTTGAGTCAGCCCTTGACTTAGCTTCTGACTACGAACGTCGTATGAGCTTCCAAGCTGACGTTCAGGACTACGTTGATATGAGTATCTCCTCAACGATTAACCTTCCTGCTTGGGGTAGTAAACTCAACAACGAAGACACAGTGCCTGAGTTTTCTAAGACCCTAGCTAAGTATGCAGGTAGGCTGAGGGGATTTACTTGCTATCCTGACGGCAGTAGGGGTGGACAGCCGCTAACATCTGTGCCATACAATGAAGCCGTTGAGAAACTTGGTGAGGAGTTTGACGAACATGTTGAGACACACGATATCTGTGACATCTCAGGATCAGGAGGAAGTTGTGGGGTCTAAGATGTGGGACGAGTACCCAGACTCAACCGAACTAAGGGGTGATAGTGTGGTCGATGCTGTCAACAAACCTCCGCATTACAACACAGGTGAGATTGAGTGTATCGAATACCTCAAAGACAACCTACCTGAGCAAGCCTTCCTTGGATACCTCGAAGGGAATACAAAGAAGTATCTTCATCGTTGGAGGTACAAAGGTAAGGCTTCGCAAGACTTGGGGAAAGCTAAGTGGTATCTTAGTTACCTCCAGCTTGAAGTAGCAAAAGGAGAAACCAAATGATTAGCTTGAGTATCGACATCTCTGAAGACCAGAAGGATAAGATTGTAGTCGAAACCCTCATCAAGGACTACTTCACTCTTAGCGAGTACGCTGAAGACCTGAGGGTTAAGGATGCAATCGCGACTATTCTCTCCTCTTACTACATGACTGAGAAAGGGTTCGAAAAAGTTCTAGCTGAAAGAGAGGCAGAGAATACCGAAAAGAAATCTAACAAAGAGAAGGATAAGAAATCTTCCTACTACATTGACCCTCTGCAAGGTTACAAGTGGGGTTTTCCTAAGCCTATCTCTCAGGAGAATATCCTTGGTGACACTATGAAGTGGTTAACTGACAACGGCTATCCTAAAGAAATTATGGATGGTTTTGGTAAGCACTTTAAGTTCACTATCTGGTCAGAGAAGCCAAAAGAAAAATAGTAGCTTCGTAGGTACGCAGCGAAGAATGTCTCCGTAGCTCAGCAGGATAGAGCAACAGCCTTCTAAGCTGTGGGTCGTAGGTTCGAATCCTACCGGGGACGCCAAATATCCATAAGGGGCTTAAGACTATGATTAAGTATGAAGTAGAAGTAGACAGTGATGGTTCTAGGTACTGGTATCTAAATGGACAGTATCACAGAGAAGATGGTCCTGCTGTTGAGGAAAGTAATGGCACTAAATACTGGTATCTAAATGGAATGGTACACAGAGAAGATGGTCCTGCTCTGGAGTTAGATGATGGTTCTAAGTACTGGTATCTAAACGGAAAGAAAATAACAGAAGCGGAGCATAAACTTAGGACTATGGCAAACCACCAGCAACAGACAGACATTGTTGAATACACTGATGAATACTTCAAAGGTGTACAGTCAGCACAGGATGAAATGAAACAGAAGATTGAAGATAAGTTCCAGCTATGGGAACAGGAAGGGTATGTAGATAAGGCTGTAGCAGCTAGTGTTATAGCTAATCTGATTAGATAAGAAACTTCTACCTAACAACTGAAAGAGAAAGAAGCAATGTCAAGTGAAGCCTTTCTATATCTTTGGTATGATGCACCTAATAAGAAATATTATTTAGGTAAGCATAAAGGTTCTCCCGATGATACGTATACACATTCATCAACTGTGTGGGAGTCCTTCACCAAAAGCACCATTCCAGATGGTGTAAGGAGGCGTATACTTGCATACGGAACTGATGAGGAGATGACTAAACTGGAATATGATCTACTTCTGAACAGGAAACAAAAATGTTGGGATCACTATTATAATGTGTCGTCAGGATGGCCTCTATTGTTTGACACTAGTGGTACAAATCACCCTATGTATGGTAGAAAGCATTCAGAAGAAGCTAGAAAGAAGATGAGTAAAGCACATAAAGGTAAAAAGCATTCAGAAGAGACTAGAAAGAAGATAACTGAAGCAAATAAACGTAGAAAGCATTCAGAAGAGTCTAAAAAGAAGATAGGTAAAGCACATAAAGGTAAAAAAATTTCAGAAGAGCATAGAAAGAAGACGAGTGAGTATAATAAGGCGTATTGGCAAGCTCAAACAGAAGAGTATAAAAATAAAAGAGGGCAGATTCTGGCTAATGCAAGATGGAAAAAACATAGAGAAATGAAGGAACAGGCAAATGTCTGAAGTACAATTAGCGAGCTTCACACGGGCAGTAGAAGGGCAATCGGTAAACGAAAATCTAGTTGATCTCGTCGCCTACTATGCCCGTGTGTCGAACCCAGCGTCACAAATTAGTGGCATCAATAATGAGAAACTCATTCGCTATCTCATTAGAAATAAACATTGGTCGCCCTTCGAGATGGCTAATGTGTGTCTTGATATACTCTCTTCAAGAGATATAACGAGACAACTGATACGCCACAAATCGTTTTCTCTGCAAGAGTTTTCTCAACGATACGCAGCCACTGAAACTGTGTATGGGTTTAGGGAGGCCAGAGTGCAAGACCTCACTAACAGGCAAAACTCCCTACCTAACACAGACGTTGCCACTGAGGCGTGGTGGAAGCGCGCTCAAACAGATGTAGAACGTCTTACGTTCAGCCTCTACGATCAGGCATTGAAAATGAACATAGCCAAAGAGCAAGCAAGAGCATTGCTACCGGAGGGCTTGACACGGACTAGACTATATGTAAATGGTACACTACGTAGTTGGA